CTATAAGTAATATATTTTCTCGCAACATCTTTTCTTTTAGTAGACATTAAGCCTCGTTCAACTAAATCTTGTATTTCTTCTACACTAAGATGTTTCTCATTTTCTGCCCACTGTTTTTCACATTCTTCTAAAATATAATCTGCAATATTACCAGCTTTAATATAAGCATAATCAGATAATTCTCCATCTACTTCCTTAAAAGCTGCTAATACAGCATCAATAATTTTATTTTGATCAAATTCAACTATTCGACCATCACGTTTAATTATTTCCATATTTGTTTTCTCCTAATCAATTATAGTATTTTAAGGGTACAAATATATATAATTTTTATACATAGATATTTTAATTATTTTGTCCGCGGGAATCGCTGCTTAAAAGTTCCCTAACCGCGGTAAACATGGTTTCAACTTCAGGTATTTTATGTATATTAAAAAAATCTTGATTTTCTGATATATTTTGATAAGTTATGTATTTAAAGTTAATATTAAGAAAGTCTTGTTGATCTGCTAGGAATCTTCTACATATTTCTGCACAATTAGGATTTTTTTCTCTATTTAAACACCTTTTTAATCGGACTTTATCTGGGGCTTGAACGTAAATTGGTAGTACATTTAAGCCAGGTAATCGGAGCATTGACCGGATTCCCGCGATATTAAACACGCCCACATTAACTTTTAAATTATCAAGCGTATGTAGCGAAGTTCCGTATTTCCATCCTTTAAATTCAGTTTCTTCTAGAAAAAGAAGATTCTGAAAGCATCCTTCAGTGACAAAAAAATAGTCCACCCCATTTTCTTCATTTTCTCTTGGTGGTCTTGTAGTATAACTAATAAGCGGATTAACTAATTCAAGATTTTTTGTCATCCATTTTTGAATAGTGTCTTTACCGGCACCGCTTTTTCCAAACAGTGCCAGTATATTTGCTTTTGATTTACTCATCAAATCCATATCTGTCATGAACCAGCTCTACCTCTCCATTTTTATATATTTGATTTATTTTATATAATTGATGCGAATTTGTGTGCTTATATGTTTTAGTCTGAAATGTATCTCCTCGCCTAAAACCGCAACAAATAATTTTAGTGCCTCTAATCATCCAACCTTTTTCGACAATTTTCTTTTTTCCATTCTCTTGTTTCTCAGATATCTGACGAGCAAACATTGCGTAATACTCTTTAGTAAATTTAACAGTTACAACTTTTTTATCCACTGTTAAAATATCCACAGAAGAGTGATTGTCATCTTTACTAATTACAGTTCCCATAATTCTACATAATTTATAAATGGGAATTTGTTTACCATTTCTTTTAAAGAAATAATCAATTTCGGGTTCTTCTGGTAAATTAAAAAAGTTTCTAATGCCATATTTATAAGTATTTACATTTTTTAATTCATGCTCGTGATAGTAAAAACAAACACTTTGCATTTCCCAGGATGATAATGAGTAATTTCCCGTCTCATCTTCCGCATATTTGTGCCAATTCTCTAAAAAGATTAAAGTATTAAACTCTTGTAAAACCTGTTGCTGATTTTTAGATAACCATTCTCTTACGCTGTCCATTTCTTTTTGATATATTTTATCCCATTTATCTTGAGAAATACAGGTTAGTCCATTAATTATATCCAAGTTGTCTAAATTAAAATGCTTAGAATAAAACTTTTCACAAATATTATCAAATACATAATATTTACCTACTTTTTTTGTTTTTAGATATTTATTAAACTCATATACTTGCTTTTGAAGAGACAAAGAGTCAGGAACTAATTTTCTCTGCATCAAACCGTTAAAATTTTGTAAATTTAATTTTTGTTTTAAATCACTCGTTTGATATAGATAATATATCATGATTAGTACACGCGGTTCTATATTTAATTCTTTGGCCCAACTTTCTTCTAATTTATCAAAAGCCCCAGCTTTAATTAACGATAACATTGCAGGTTTTTTAATTTTGGTTCTTTTAAGAAAATCTTTAAAAGAATAATAAGGTCTGCCTTTTATAATTTGTTCAATTATTTCATCATTTACGCCACTTAAGGCTGATAATCCGTATAACACAGAATTTGTTTCCACATCAGGAATAAAAGTATACCCTGATGAATTAATATTCACAAGGGAAACATGGACACCAAAAGTTTGCATTTTATTAATAGCTCGTGCAATTTTTACATAGTCAGTGGTTTTCCCCGATTCAATATTTTCTCCACCACCAGAATCAACAATTAAATTTGCACAATTCCAAAAGATTAATGGATATCTATATGCAAGATTCATTTCTTGAAGTCCAACAAGTGAGTATGCAAGTGTATGTGCTTTTCTGACTATTTTTTACGACTTTAATATTAGTGCTTTGACATGCATTAATAGTCGCAGGCTATTTCCCAGAACGTATCAATAGTTCCAGTACTCCCAGTCTAACCCGGGATAGTCGATACATCATTTTTATAATAATTAAGTTCGATTTGAAGTAAGCGGATATTTATAATTTGCATTTCGATGTGAACTTCCAGAATTAATTTTCTTAATCGTACTATAAGCTTTATTATATTTTTTTGCTATGCTTGTCATAGTTTCTGTTCCATTCATTAAATCCTGTTGCACATCTTTAACCCAAGTATTTAAATTATGAAGCCTAGAATGTCCTTTTATACATAGAGGATATTGATACTCATCTTCATACCATTGTTTCCCATTATTTATTGTAGAAATCATTCCTGAAGAAATATTCCATTTAGAAGCTATTTCTGTATATTTCGTTCCTGAAATAATATCTTGTTTAATTGCATGAATTTCTTCTAATGTAAATTTTGTAGATAAATCTTTCTTCGTTTTTAAAGGATAATTCCATTTATCATTTTTAAAATTTAGCCCAATATTAATATTACTTAAAAAGCTATGTGTTAATCTAGGGCTATATAATTCCAAAATAGACTTAAAAGTTTCATTATTTCTCAATCTATTTTGAATATCTTTAATTTCCATTGCAGAAAATAATTTAGAATCTTGTAATTTTTCTTCGTAAGTTTTTTTCTCTCTTGGATGACCTGCGCCACCTAAACAGATATTATAACCTTCTTGATTTGATAATGAATTATAATATTGAATAAAAAATCTCTCTCGCTCATTAATATATTCTTGTCCGGCTTCTTCCGGAATTTCTTCAATGATATAATTATTAAAATTATCCCAACCATATTTTCTAATAGCATTAGATAAAGGATAATCATAACTATGAGATTGAGGATTATTAGCATCTGATTTATGACTTATCATTCTTTTTTGAAAATTATTTGTTTGTCCTATATATTTTTTATGATTCATTATGTTTTCCATAACATAAATATATTTCATTAAGTTTTAGCCTCCTTTCTTTTAATTTATTCTTCAAAAGTTTAATTATTATAAATTTGACACGAGATTTTACCCTCGTTAGCTATAAAAACAAGTTTGTCAGACCTATATTTTTATAACCCCATTGATAAATGGTTAAGCCTGTGCGCGCCACAACAACGCGTTAAATCCATAACCACGGCTAGTCGCAATTAATACATTCCAAACGTAGCTACATAAATTTTGACTTAATCCTCTTTCTTTTACTTTTTTAAAGTACTCTTTTTCTAGCTCAAGATACGCAGAAGGGTTCTTTTTAGCTATTGATTTACGCAGTCTATCTGCAAAATTTAAATCAAAGCCTCCACATTCCGGTATTTGTACTAATTGCATAAATTTTTCTTGTGACTCACAAATACCATAGCTAGATTTTAATATTGGTTCTAAAACTTTTTGTTCCTCTTTTGTTAGTCCATATTTATCCATTTCATCATACCATAATGAAATATTATTTTTAAATCTAGCAAATTTATTAAGTGGCTGCTCACCACCTTTTTCTTGTGCCATTAACCGAATAACTGAATTAAGAACTGCTAAATCATCTACATTTTCAGGTTTTACTAAAGCAATGCCTTGAATGCCGCTTGTCTTTTCCATCTGAAATAAAGATTGAATTTTATGTTCCCAAACCATTTTCCACATCTTTGGGTCATTTCGTTCAAGTTTATAAATACCTAACACATTTTCATATGTTTCTTTTAAAGTATCTTTTTTTTCTATATATCCATAATCACAAAGTAGTTCTAGACAAGTTTGAATGCGATCCATTCCTTCAACAGACAAAGCATCATATTTTATAAGACTTGCTTTCTCTAGATCGTGAAGTTCAAATTGTGTAATAACAGTTCCGTCCGGAGCTTTCATTAAAGCTGTTGAATTTGTAAAAGGTTCGTCTACAAATACAACACCGCCTGCGTGGATTCCAGTTCGACAAATTAGTCCTTCAATTTTTTGTGCCACTTGCCATAACTCTGGATAATTATTCATTTCTACTATAAAAGTTGTCACGGGCTTAAAATTATTTTCTTTATCTCCGTAATAGCACTGATGAAGCGTTCTTAGTATACCTCTATCACTTGGGATTAATGAAGCTAAGTACTGCGCTGTATCATTGTCTATATCAAGACCCCGCGCGGCAGTTAATAAAGCACTTTTGCTTTTTTCTGTACCAAAAGTAATAACATTAGCGACTCTGTCTTCACCATATACTTCTCTAAATTTATTTAATATCTGTTTTCTTTTTAAACCAGAGATGTCAAAATCTATATCAAGCACCGATACCCGCTCTGGGTTCAAAAACCTCCAATGAAAAGTTTGAGTTGTTTCACGTAAAGGATTAATTTGAGTAATTCCTAGAATGTATAATAATAAAAATCCAACGCCTGATCCGCGCCCAGGCCCTACAATACTACCGGCTTCCCAACAAACATCAATAATTTTTTGAAGATTCAAAAAATAAGAACTCCAATGAGCTTTATTCACTTCTGAACTTATCCAAGTAGAATCTAATTCGATATTTATTTCGTCATAAGTCTCTTGATTTTGTAAAGTGGAATCTTCTTCAATTCTTTCTATTATTGCTCTAGCTAAAATATTATCTCCCTCAAAAGAAGAATTAATAAAA